AGGACTTAAAAGCTGCACAACAAGCAGAAGAAAAAAAGCACCAGGCAAATCTTAAAAGAATAGCTAACAAAATGGCAAAAATTGAACAAGGCTTACCTGTAGAAGAGGAAGTTGTTGTGGAAGAAAAGCCAGTTGTAAAAAAAGCGCCAACTAAAAAGAAAACAGTTTCTAAAAACACAACAAAAAAAGCTCCAGCTAAAAGAGGCAGACCAAAGAAAAAATCGTAAATGGACGAAATAGAATTATTAGATAAAATCAAGAGATTGATTGAAAGCAGAGAAAAGCAGATACAAGAAACTTTAATGTCTGGCGGACTGAAAGATATAGAACATTATAAATATTTGCAAGGAGAACTTTCTGCTTTATACTATATTGCAAACGAGATAAGTGATATAGGAAAAAATATATGAGTTCAGAAGCAGTAGAAAACAACGTAATGTCAAAGAAAGTGGCAGAAGCCTATGTCGATCCACAAGATTTGGTTCTTGATCCAGAAAAATTAGATGAATCAATACTCAATCGGATGCCACAACCGACTGGTTGGAGAATGTTAGTCTTACCTTATGCTGGTAAAGCTAAAACAGAAGGTGGAATAGTGCTTACAAAACAAACAACAGATCGTGAGGCTCTAGCAACGGTTGTAGCTTATGTGGTTAAAAAAGGACCTTTATGTTATAACGATAAGTCTAGATATGGAGATAAACCTTGGTGTGAAGAAAAACAATGGGTTTTAATTGGACGTTACTCCGGTTCAAGATTTAAACTTGAAGATGGTGCGGAGGTTAGAATCATCAATGATGATGAAGTGATAGCCACCATTCTCAATCCAGATGACATAGTGAGCTTATGACAACAGAAAACGAAGTAAAAGAAGTTCAGCAACCAGAGGTTGATGAAATTGAGGTAGAAGTGACTGAAAACGAAGCGTCGTCCGATGCTTCAAGTCAAGACGAGTTAGAAAATTACACCAAAAGTGTATCTAAGCGTATTAATAAACTAAACGCCCGTAATCGTGCAACAGAAGAAAGAGCTGCAAAATTAGAAGCTGCTTTACAACAAAGGGAAGCAGAGGTTCAAAATTACTATCAACATGCAATCCAAGCACAACAAACTATATTGCAAAAAGAAGAGGAAGCAGTTGAGGCTAAAGAAAGAGAAGCAAATGATCTTTACAAAAGAGCTCACTCTGCTGGCGACGCAGATCTTATGTCAAAGGCTGACAGTTTAAAATCTGAGGTTTCTATACAGAAAGAAAAAATTAGAGTTGCAAAACAAAAACAGGAACAAACAGCACAACAATCGCAATATGTTCCTTATCAACAACAATCGCAACAAGTACAACAAGCTCAACCAGAAGCAAAGCCAACAGAACAGGCCTTGAGTTGGCAAAAACAAAATCAATGGTATGGTCAAGATGCTGAACCGACACAATATGCGTACTTTACACATGTTAATTTGGTTCAAGAAGGCTATGAACCAGACTCAGCAGAGTATTATGATGAGTTAAATTCAAGAGTTTATAAAGTTTATCCGGGTTTACAATCCGATAATGCTGAACAAAGTGAGGGCAGGCCCGCTGTGCAAAGAGTCGCCTCCGCTTCCGTAGGAAGTCGGCAAAAAACACAAGGCAAAAAGAACGGCGTATCTTTCACAAAAAGTGAAGTCGAAACGCTCCGTGGGATTAAACCACACGGCATGTCAGATGACGTATGGTTAAAATCCGTTGCTAAAGAAAAACAGAAAATAGCTAACAGGGAGGCAAAATGACGGAAGCTAATAATGAAGGAATACAATCCAGAAAATCTCGTGAATCCGAGAATCACGCTAAAAATACTCGAAGACAACCATGGAGGCCAGTAAGAAAACTTGAAACTCCTCCGGCACCAGAAGGGTACGAATATCGTTGGATAAGAGAATCCATGTTGGGCCAAGAGGATAAAGCAAATGTGGCAAGAAGAATTAGAGAGGGTTGGGAGCTCGTAAGAGGGACTGACTTACCTGCTGAATATTCTTACCCAACTGCTGATACAGGAAGACACGCTGGCTTAGTATATAGCGAAGGCTTACTATTGGCGAAAATACCTACAGAAACTCGTGAGGAGCGTAATGCTTATTACGAGGATCAAGCTAGAATGAAGAAGGAAGCGTTGGACAATAATATGTTTAATGAGTCCAGAAAAGATAGCAGATATGTAAAGTATGACTCCGATAGAAAGTCTAATGTTACTTTTGGAAAAAAGTAATTAACGATTAGGAGAAAATCTTATGGCAAATAAAGATGCCGCATTTGGTTTAAGACCTGTTCGTGAGATGGGCGGAGCACCTTATTCTGGTGGTCAGTCAAGATACAGAATCGCAAGTGGAGCTACAACTCCAATATTTCAAGGCGATCTTGTAACTCAACTGACAGCCGGTGTAATTGGACGACATACGGCCACTGGAACTGTTCCGATTGTCGGAGTGTTTAATGGTGTTTCTTACACCGATCCAACCACGGGCGAGCAAGTCTTTAAAAACTATTATCCTGGCAGTATTTCTGCTTCGGATATTATTGCAAGCGTCATAGATGATCCAAATATTGTGTTTGAAGTACAAGCAGATGATACCTTCCCGGTAGCAGACCTGTTTGGTAACTTTGACATTGTTGATGGTTCACCTGTTGGCGATACTAAGTCTGGTAGATCCAATCTTGAGCTAGATGTAACAACTGGTGCAACAACAGCTACGTTACCGCTCAAATGTATTGACATCTCCCAGGATCCCGATAACGACGATGTTGCATCGTCAAACACCAATGTTCTTTGTGTGATTCAAAACCACATCATGGGACAAAAAGGTGCTGGTTTAGCATAAGCGAGGTAAATTAATATGGCTATTTCAAGAGCACAATTAGCGAAAGAGCTAGAGCCTGGTCTAAACGCACTTTTCGGTATGTCCTATGACCAATATGACAGAGAGTATGAAGATATTTTTGTCATTGAGGATTCAAATAGAGCATTTGAAGAAGAGGTGTTAGTTACCGGTTTTGGTTCCGCACCAGTAAAATCAGAAGGTCAAGGAGTTATTTTTGACAGCGCATCTGAAAGTTACAGCGCAAGATATACCCACGATACAGTGGCGTTAGCTTTCGCTCTTACAGAAGAAGCAGTTGAAGACAATCTTTATGACAGTCTGGGTAAACGATATGTTAAAGCATTAGCAAAATCTATGGCTAACACTAAGGAAGTCAAAGGTGCCGATGTTTTAAACAATGCTTTCTCATCTAGCTTCACAGGAGGCGATGGAGTATCACTTATTAACACTGCTCACCCACTTGCAGGTGGTGGATCAGCTGCTAATAGAGCTACTACTATGGCTGACTTAAATGAGGCTTCACTAG